ACGTGCGGAGAATGTTTCTGGTGTAAAGAAAGAGAGTGGGCAATTGAACAAAACAAGTAAAACATTTTGTATGCATCCATTTACCGGATTAGCAACTAGAGAAGACGGCGCTGTCAAAGTATGTTGTCGAAGTCACCCTATTGGATTTATTCAAGATAACACTCTTGAAGAGATTTGGAATAATGATACGATGCAACGTATTCGTAAACAAGTTCTAAATAACGAACGTCCTACTGAATGTGCGCCTTGTTTTAATTTAGAAGATCAAGGGGTAGAAAGTTTACGTCAACGACATATCAATGGTGTTATTCCAGAAGCACGTATTACATTATATCCAAATGCTGTAAGCGCACTGCAATCAAACTACATAATGCCGTTTGAAATTCCTACCATAGAAATTAAGATGAATAACTTATGTAATCTTAAATGTCGTATGTGTAATCCTATGGATAGTACCAGTTGGAATGATTGGCAAGAAGTTGAAAGTCATTACAAGAAAGAAGACAACTTTTTAGTACAAAAAATTGTTGATTTGAATCTTAAAAACAAACCATTTCTTGATAGCTTTGTGGATACAGACAACTGGTGGGCAAGTTTTGAAAAATTATTGCCCTACTTCAGACGTGTAGAATTTGCCGGTGGCGAGCCCCTTATGGATCCCACACACTATAAGATTCTGGATATGCTTGCACCATATGGTGACAATATTGAAATCAAGTATGCTACTAACTTAACTATGTTAGGTAAAAACAATCGGACTGTATGGCAGTATTGGCCCAAATTTAAAAGTGTAGCAGTGAATGTGAGCATAGACGGTATTGGTAATAGCTATGAATATGTTCGTGGTAATGCTAGTTGGTCGGAGTTAGTTAATAATATTAAACAGATACAAACAATACCTAACATTAGTCGAATTGTTGGTGCTGTAGCTGTACAAGTTAGTAATATAATGATACTAGATAAAATGATTGAATATTTCTTGAACAATATTGGTATTGTATTTTATACCAACATGGTACAGTATCCTAATGTACTCAGTGTACAAACACTTCCAACAGAACTAAAAGACTTAGCAACTGCACGATTACGCAAAGCAAAACAGCAGTTACCCAATTATAGATTTGTAAAAGAAAATCCTATACTAAAACAAATAACCGAACAACAAATTGACGGAGTTATTAATTATATATGGGCAGTGGATCAGCACAGTAAATGGCCCGAGACTGTTGAGTTTAATCACGCATTAGATAAAACTAGAGGTCAGTGCTTTGAACAAGTAACTCCAGAGTTCGTTCCTTATGTATAAAGTCACAAGTCGGTGGCCACACCAAGGCAGTATTAGAGTAGAATGGAATCTTGGCAAGCGTTGTAACTACGATTGCTCTTATTGTCCTAGTAGTATACACGATAACTCTAGTCCCCACACTGATATAGAAATACTTAAAGCAACAGTAGACAAATTGATGACATTAGGTAAACCTGTACGATTAAGTTTTACGGGCGGCGAACCGTGTGTACATCCTAAGTTTCTAGAACTAGTTAAGTATTGTAAACATGTTGGCATTACATGGATTAGTGTAACAACTAATGGTACATTACCTTATGAATTTTATTCAGCATTAGAAGCAGATCAAATTGTCTTTAGCATACATTTAGAGTTTGACTGGAGTCGTGTATTCAACACAGTAGAAAGTGTAGTTGACTTAACAAATAAGAAAGTTATAGCACAAATAATGGCACATCATGATCACATGGACGCTGTGGTACAATTACGTGCTAGATGTTTGTTAGCACACATTCCTAACACAGTTCGTCGCATACGGTGGACTGAAGGTGATCACGATTTGTTTGACGACATGCGTTACAATCTAAACGATTTGGAATTGTTAAAGGAAATGGAATCTACAGTAGAGGGTAATTGTGTAATTGATACTACACAAATTATGCATGCCAACGATATAATAAAATTGCACATGAACAAATACAAAGATTGGACTTGCAATGCTGGTATAGAAAGTCTCATGATAAATTGGGACGGGGATGTACACCGAGCAACTTGTAGAGTTGGTGGTAGTTTAGGAAACATTTATGAAGGCAACTTTGTTGCTCCTAGCAGTCCCGTAACTTGTGACCGTAATTTCTGTACCTGTGCGGCGGATATTCCGTTGACTAAATTTTTACCTTTGTCAGTAAAGTCTCAGGAACACAATAACAGCCTAGTTGGCGGCAGGTTGTAGGAACAAGATCAGGATTAAATTTGTTGGCAAAATCTGTATCATAGATATTATAAAACTCAGATAAATTATATAATTTTTCGCCACACGATCCTTGTAATTGTCCAAGGGTAGATATATGTATACTATCTACTCCAATATTGCATTTCCAATTATAGAAATAATTCCACTGATTTATAGCTACCTCATTATGCTGTACACGTTTGCTTTTATTATTATCAAAATGTATTTTACTACTGTGCGAATATGTCCTATTTTGCATTTTAAACGCATACCATAAATTAGGAATTCGTTTAATAGATTTAGACAGATATTTTAATTGATCATCTGTATAAACATTTTCTCTATTTGGTTCTTCTATCTTTTGAGTACCAATATACCACGAACGTTTACTAGTTTTAAGATGCTCAACTAAACTAATACACTTATCCCACGCATACGGATCCATACATACTATAGTATCTACTAGTACATTTTCATCATATAATAAATCTGCTACTGCTGTTAAATGATCAATATCAATTTCTTTATGATGAGCAGTTAGGTATACTTTATCAAATAATTTTGCATTTTCTTTCCACCATCTTATAGTTCTAGATCCGTTTGATTGTATAGAAACAATAACATTATGTTGTTTAATGCCATGTATAAATTTTTCTAAATCTTTCCAAATAGTTGGCTCACCTCCTAGAATTTGCAATTCAAATTTTGTTTTTCCATTAGCAACATAATAATCAAATAGATGATAAAAGTTATTAATAATTAATTCTAAATTATCAGGTTTAGGGGATTTACCTTCATATAAATCTGGATTGCAATACCTACAGCGGAAATTACACAAATCGATAGGAGTGTACGATATGCGTAAAAAATTATCAGGCTGATTGGATTTTATTTTTATAGGTTTCATAAATCTAGCTCAGGAAATGTTTTCCTAAAATCTGTTCCTCGATGTGTGTCGGTTACTTCTAAATAATCTAACAATACTGGAATTTTACGACTCCAGTCATCAGTCATCATATACTGAACTAACCCTTGCCATCGTTTAAGTCCGTAAGGGTTTTGTATAAATTCATTATCTGTAATTCGACGAGAGCAAAAGTATTCTATATTCTTTTTAACTTTATTTTTTAAATGTTGCGGCAGTACCCGAACATTTAAGTAACTTGGCAAATATACAAGATGAGTTCCAATTAACCCTGCACCGTAAGGAGGCAGATTAATCTTTTTAAAATTCTTGCTTTCTTTCCAATGTACTAGATCTGTAATGTTCATCACATTTAATAATTGAACAGCACACGCTATATTTACTGTAATATTTTTAGGTGTATCATCTAGTCGTTGTAAGTTAGTAACTACATTATCCCACTTGCTAGGATAACGTATATAATCATTTCGGGCACCTACAGCATCTACACTAAAATTAAATTTAACTTGTTTAAAATGATTCCATAACTCAAATAATTTTTCTGGAAGTTCTAGCCCGTTTGAATTATAACGCACAACGCATGAACTGGCCGCTCCTGTTTCAATCATAAATTCTAAAATTTTATAGTGTTCGGGAATAAGCAACGGTTCGCCACCGGCAAAGTATAGTTCTTTAATATTGTGTGATTGTGCCCGCATACTTTGTAAGAACACACCTTTTTGATACCATGTATAATCAAAGTCAATATCCCATTGTTGATCTTGTTGAAGTTCTATAGTTTTATACTTAGGGTATTGAATCTTCCATTCCTTGATCCAAGCACTGGAATCATGCGGGCTACACATTATGCATTTCAATTGACACATATTGCCAAGACGCAAATCAAAGTAAGGAATGTCTACAGGCAAGTGTCCGTCAGCAGTTGTTTTTGCTACAACTTCTTCTACATTAATGCGTTCTTTCCAAACAACTGTTTCCCATTGGCGTTTACTAACAATCTCATTGTGTTCTTCTTGATAACATTTTAAACAGCTGGCTGGTTTTTCTCCCGCTAACATCTGTAATCGTGTTTGTTTCATTTGCTCACTGTTCCATACTTGTTCTATTGTATAGTCGCGCAGGTTCATGACAACACCGTCTTGTTTAACTAGTCCAACATCTTTGGTATCAACAATGTCAGCACCGCTAGCATTAGCAGTGCAACATAACCGGACATCGCCATTAGGGCGAGTTGCTAAGTGTATCCACGGTAATGGGCAAAATGTATTACTTAACAATTTGATCTCTCGGTTTAGCAAAGTCTGTATTAACTCCGCATGTTCTAGCACAGGTGATTAACTTGTTAGTAGTCCAGTAATCGTCCCATGCTGTTTGGTACTCGGCGCTTTCTATAATATCTTTTACAGATTTGCCAAATGCATTAATGTTGCCTAGGCTATTAACTAGCTCGTGATGTTGACGAAGCATTTCTGTTCTAACTTCTAATGCTTCATCTGGATTAATGTAACTATAAGGAACGCTGGCTAGCCAACAACACGGCAACACTTCTCCAAATGCATCTATATAAATTTCTTTTTCGTGTTTTGACTTACAACTAATAACAGAGTTAGAAACGATTATTTTGTAAGCATCTATAATTTTCTTATCAATAAACTTCATAGGCACATCAGTTGCTGGCTCAATGAAGTGTGTTGTATTGCCTTTTCTATCCACAACCTTAACATTGGGTTCTAGGATAAATCTACTAGAGTTCTTTAATGTAAAATGTTGAAAGCCCAGTTCTGTTGCCATCAATTCTGCTTGCTCAACTTGATGTTCGTTATGTTTAAATTTAATGAACACCCATTCAGCAATGCCGCCAGCAAGTATAAATGCTCTAGCGTTATCAATCACATCTTCAAACTGTGTACCTACTCTGTATAAATGATGTGTGTCAGCAAGCCCATCTAAAGCAAATACAACTCGATGCTGTTTAGGCAACGCATGGGCAAGTTGTGTCCACCATGCTTTACTTCTTGCGCCGCCGTTGGTATGTATTGCTATAGGAGTATCTGGAGCAACGTCTGTACTATATTGACACATGGCGATTAGGTCGTTGTTTAACATAGGGTCGCCAAAGTTCCCACAAAAATAATAACTATCTAATTGGTTTAACACTTCGGGAGTCATTACATTTTTAAACTCGTCTAATGACCAGTTACGTATTTTAATTAACGGATTGTCTTGGCCGCCGTTAATGTTGCGATTACACATAGGGCAACTTGCCTGGCAGTTGTTTGTAATCTCGAGATGAATTTGTTTTAGTTCATTAAATTTAAACACGGCCAATCACCATAAACCTTTTGTATAATGGCAACTCTATTTCTCCAGCAAACAATATACGTTCTAAATAGCATTGTTCTTTAAAGTCGTCTAAGTTGTTGGCTGTTCTAACATGCTCTAATATTTGATAATTGTTACTTTGTAACACTAGTAGGCTATTGTGCGGCATACCACTCAACCATAGATCATACTGATCCTGTGTGATATGTTCACAGCTAGTATTGATAACAATATCTGCATCGCTACGAATAGCACACATGTCCGAAGTAACTGCCCGGAACCTGCCTGCTATCTCTTCTTGCTTGTTCATCATAGTAGCAACGGCTTCACATGTAGGATCAATATCGACGCTACGTATAGTTGTTACTGGTATGTTACTTTGAAATATCATGCTGGCTAATACACCTACCCAGCCGCCGTGTATGTCTATGCTACTGCCAACGTGAACGTGGTCGTCTAAGCAATCTATTAACCATTCTTTACTACGCAGTTGACCCGACCAGAATGCATCCATAGTGCGTATGGGATCTGGGCTTTGGCGAATAGCCTGCATCCAATAGTGTAGGTGTTCTGTGTCTATTTGCATTTTGGTATCTTAGAATCTGCCGAACTAACACAGCTAGCTGTTATGCATTTTTGTGGTTGACTGAATAAATCAAATCCAGTTACAATATTTCCTAATGATAAATCATGACAACTATAACTACGTTTAACTTCGTTACCTCTTATTATAACACTTTGATAGCCAGCATTGCAAGACCAGTTGGTAAATTTATTAAATCCAAACGCATTAAATCTTTCAGCTTGGTCAAACAGGTATTCCGTATCGTCTGCATCATACAATGCTATTTGATAAGCATCCTCACCGTTTGAACGTTGTGGGAATCCTGTTTGCATTTTGTGTATCATATCTTCTGTGTAACCATCAACAACCGCACTCGCTGTAGGATCACTTTGCGGCTTGAGTGTTACATTAATTCCGCGAGCATGAAATCTTTCCATACGAGCATACAACTCGTCAAACTTTTCAGGTACCATTACTTGATTAATTGTAACATGTACTAGTTCGTATTGTAACTGTAAACACTTGTCGCCAAACTCTTGTTCCTTGGCAAACTCATCATGGAAGCTGGCTGTGATACTACGGCGTTGTAACATCTCAGTATTCCTGCACCAAGTGATCCACCATTTGCTACCCGGCGATAAATTAGTAGTCATATGAATACTTTGATACTTAGATTCTAGTTCGTCCAAATGTTTTACCAAATCCGGCAACTGTTTATATGCAGTTGGTTCACCTCCGCTGAACGACCAATGGAACTGGTCAAAACCATTAGCTCGTGCTTGACGCTTAATCTCGTCCACAGTAGATTTATATACTTCAAACGGTTGGTGATCCAATTTGTCACTGCGAGCATATGGCCAGCAGTAACTACAATTGTAATTGCAAAATCTTCCCAATATCCAACTGGTGGAAAATAATGGTTTGGTTAACATTGTGCGTTGTCCAAAACGCACAATATTTTCGAATGGAATATCTGTAAAGTTCATTGCGTATATTTAACCGCTATATCGCTAGCCAAAAAATTATAAGGTCACCAAAAGCATTTGACTTTGATGCAAAATGACTATATAATTACATTGTGGATGTGAGTGGAATCTGGTAGACCTCCAGCTTGCTGGGAACAGGGCTAGGCTATTAGCTGCCTTTGTAGGTTCGAATCCTACCATCCGCACCATTTTTAATTACACACAGAAAGAGGCAAGTATGAAAAAGGCACTAGTAGTATTGTTAATGTTGGTTGGATCTGCTCACGCTAGCGAACGGTTTTCAACAAATTCTAATTTTGTTACAACTAGTACTGTCAAGTGGGTACAAGTTGATAATGTATTCGAAGCGTGTGACATTGAAAGTAAAAATCGTGGCAATGGTGGATTTGCTAGGTTAGGCACAGGACAAAGGATGGAAGGTTGTTCGTTTTGGTCCAACCCTACTTCAAACCAGACCAATGTATGTACTGTTATTACTGCAAAAAATACAGACCACGACACCTTAGGTCACGAAGTTCGTCACTGTTTTCAAGGTAACTTTCATAAATGAAAAAAGTAGCATCAAGCCCCCAACGACATACCTTTCAGAAAAAAGGGTATGTTAAACGCTGTGAGGAAAAGAACGAAGCGCCTAATCCCGATTATGTTAATCTGTTCAAGTCATGGCGAGAACAAGACGAAGAAAATCTAGTTGATCCAAAATGGCAAAAGAACAACATGGAGTACGATCTTCGTAGTAGTAAAGAGCTTTGCGATAAAGTTAAAGCCAGTGAAAACTACGCTCAAAACTTGTATGCCGCAATGTGTAACATGGATTGGCAAAGTAGAGAGTTTTGGCAAGAAATGAAAGGTGAAACTTGGTCGTGCAGTTGGCGGCATGCTGGTGGTATAATAGCCGACATGCGAGAAGAAGGTGACTACATCGATTGGTACTGTAGCGGTATCGGCAATAAAGAATCCGGCTACGGGTTAGACCATTGTGAACCTACTCTAGATCTAGACGGACGTGACTATGTGCCAGAAGGCGTAGTCACAGAAGAAATTGAAATAGATTTGAACCAGTTAGGTTGGAGACCAGTTCCCTACAAAGATGATTAATAACAGAGTAAATACACGATGATAAAACCATTGACTAAAATTGTTATAGTGGGCGGAGGCAGTGCAGGATGGATGTCAGCCGCGGCATTGATTAAAGCATTTCCTAACAAAGAGATCGTGTGTATAGAAAGCCCAAGTGTTCCGACCGTCGGTGTAGGTGAAAGTACATTGGGCGCAATAAATGACTATTGTAACTTTTTAGAAATTGACGAAAAAGACTTTATGTTGCATACTGATGCTTCATATAAAATGAGCATTAAGTTTACTGATTTTTATGAGAAAGATTCAGGTGGTTTCCATTATCCGTTTGGAAGACCCTTAGTAGATGGTACATTCCACGGAATGAGCGATTGGCTTGTAAAAAAAGCATTATATCCAGAGACACCGATAGAAGATTTTGTCCACTGTTTTTTCCCAGCGGCAGCATTGTACGATCAAAATAAATTCAGTGTGAATACACAGATGCAATTTGATAACTACAACCCGGATTATGATGTTGCATATCATTTTGATGCACAGAAGTTTGGTTTGTGGTTAAGGGATCGATATTGCAAGCCTCGGGGAGTAGTCCATATTGCGGCCACTGTTGTTGACATTGTAACCGACGATAACGGAATTAAATATCTAACACTAGACAATGGTGATAAAATTGACGCACATTTATTTGTAGATTGTACTGGTTTTAGAAGTTTATTATTGGGAGAGGCATTGAACGAGGAATTTATTCCATACAATCATATACTACCTAACAATCGTGCAGTAGCTACTCGTATGCCCTACAAGGATAAAGAACGAGAGATGGAGCCATTTACAAATTCCACAGCACTGGGTAACGGATGGTCTTGGAATATTCCAAGTTGGGAAAGAATTGGAACTGGCTACGTATTCAGCGATAAATTCATTTCACCCGAAGATGCTAAGGAAGAATTTAAGCAATATCTTATGAGTGACAAAATGCTTTTTCCACGTAGTAGAGAAGAAGTAGATTCTTTCGAATATAAAGATATTCCTATGCGGGTTGGTATTCATCGACGCACATTTGTAAAAAATGTGGTAGCAATTGGGCTTAGTGCAGGATTTATTGAACCATTAGAATCGAATGGTTTATTTTCAGTGCATGAGTTTATATTTAAATTACTAAAGACATTACAACGTCCGGCAGTGACTCAGTGGGATCGAGATGTATATAATGCGGCTGTATTTGGTGCATGGAAAACCTTTGCTGACTTTGTTGCACTACACTATGCATTAAGTATACGAGACGATACGCCGTATTGGCTTGCAAATGCCAATCGTGTATATTGCCCAGATTTAGCAACACCTGAAGGGAAAAGTGGATTTCATAGTTTATACTTTGAAAAAATGTTTAATGGTGTTACACCAGATCTAGGGGGTATTAGCTGGATTAGCGTTGGTACAGAATACTTTATACTAGACAAAATCGCAGTTGCACTCAAACAGCGATTTGTTAACAGAGATTTTAAACAAGAATACGAGCATATTTTTAAAATGTTCGAGGAAAGAAAAGCAAGATGGCGAGAAGCTGCCAAAGATAAACTTAGTCTTTATCAATATTTAAAACGTCACATATACAACGGTAGTGAATAAATGGAAACATTAACATTTTTAGCACAAGAAATCTTTGAAGATATTCCCGGCGACCCAGACAATGTCATGATGAAGATTCCTCCGGAGATTCTCGAACGTAATGGCTGGGTTGAAGGCGACACACTTAACGTCAAAGTGGAGGACGGCGCCATTGTTATCTCAAAAGTATGAGTAAAGAAGACATCATAGAACTCACTGGTGCAGTTGAAGAAGTACTGCCAGCAAGCATGTTCAGAGTCAAGGTAGATAACATGCCTCACATTTTACTTTGTTACATGGGTGGCAAATTAAAACAACACAAGATTAGGATCATTTTAGGCGACAAAGTGAAACTTGAAGTTAGCCCATATGACCTAACCAAAGGAAGAATTATATTTAGGTTATAGCATGAATACAGTAATGGAAACGGTTGGTGCTGTTTGCAATCAAGTTAGAAGTAAAAGTAAACACGGCTCCAGTTTCCAAAACTTGCTAGTATTAGTTAGAAGAGAGTTTCGAATAGCTAATTTTAATTTAAAGATAAGATCAACTAGGGATAAAACTCTTGGCCCTGAGGAATTTTATGTCAATGCATATTACGATGCTGAAGAAGATCAAAATAAAGAAACTCCCATAGAAGTTGTTGTGCATCATAATTTTGACAATACAGTTCTGTGGGATCCGTTACATACTACAGATTTCTTAATTCAAATATTCGATGCTACTGTACACGAATTCAAACACCAAAGACAAAGTATCAAACGCAAGTATCGTGTTTACTCAAACCCCGTCAAACAACCTTACAAAGACTACTTAGAAGAAGACGACGAAATCGATGCTTATGCATTTAGTATTGCTGTCGAGCTGTGTCGTACTTTGGGCAAATATCGTGCATTGCGGTATATGCATAAAATGTCAGCACTAGCCAAATTAAAATTTAATGGCAAATATGTTAGCCCATGTTTGGCTTCTTATTTTGGACAGTTTGGAGATTTAACCAATCCAATAATCAAACGTATAGCCAAAAAGGTATATGTACGATTACAAAAGATTGACACAGATGCTGTTTTCCTGTAAAATACAAAGTATATTAACTCACACACAGAGAGCGAAATGGCAATAAAAGAGTTTCCAACCCAACAAGTTTTAGAGCTAGCTTGTGCGGCGCAACGAGTGAACGGTGCTTATATCAAAGAAGCACAGGCTGTTTACTCCGACGACAATGTCTATATGTATTCCAAACAGACCAACAAGCTGATGATGTTGTGTACACTAGATCCTGCTATTTGGACAGCTGATCCAAAAGAAGCCCCTATGCCTTTGAAAATACTGCCCGAGGATACTGCACAAGCAGAAGAGATTCAAAAACATTTTCGAAAATTCATGTTCAGTGCCATTGAAGGCGAAAACGATTTTCAAACTAACATTAATACTATCTTGGCAAGTGATACCGTTAAACAAAATCAATTTGGTTATGTGGCCTGTTTGCCCAGTGTGCATGTGAGAGACGTTGCACAAACTAAAGTTAAACGAGCCGCAAGGTCAGTCGAAGAAGGTTACTTGGCGGACATTGGTAGTAATCTTAAAGACTTGGATGCAGAAATAATTTCCTCAGTTAAGTCAAAAAACTTTGAAGGTTACAATATAGATGCTATAATCAACAGTAGAATGTGTTCTTGGCTTAATAAAACTAACTTGCAGTTAGGTGCGTGTATTATTGTCAAAGCCAAAGTAAAAGATCATTCTAAGCATTGGAAGCACAATAATGATGTTACTAGACTCAACTATGTAAAGGCGGCACAATGACATATTCCTGGATTTTAATCATAGCAATGTATAGTCCTGCTGGTGATTTTATGAGCAAAAATACTATAGGGTTTAATAGTCAAAAAGAGTGCGAAGCTGTAAAGGTACAGTTGGTTAATTTAGCTAACCCAATGAAGGTACGGCACAAAGGGTTATGTGTAACTCGAGAACATTGGGAAGGTAAGAAACAAATGCCCGGTGTAGCCTACGATTAGGATTAATATGAAAATTAAATTTGATAAAAATACCATGCCAGACGAACTGTACAATTCATTGCTTCAACATTTTGTAAATGAAGCAGTTGGTCTTGGTGTAGAAGTCAATAAATTTACCCAATTTAATAATTGGGTTGTTGAATGTGAGTGTGACTCCAAAGAAGCAGTTCATTAGGAAAATATATGAAACAAGAACTAGATAAGTTGTTGTGCGAGCGGTATCCAAAGATGATGGTGAACCGCAACAAGAACATGCAGGAAACTTGTATGTGTTGGGG